GCGTTTGATGGCCAGCGTGCCACGCCGATTGGATCAGAGAAGGTCAACGAGTTCTTCTTGCAGGATTTTGACTCTAACTATGATTACCGTATGAGCGCCTCGGTTGACCCAATCAACGAGGTGGCAATGTGGTCATACACGTCCACACAGTCGCCATCAGGTCAGCCGGACAAGATCATCATGTATAATTACGTCCTCAACAAGTGGTCTCTGGCCGAGGTTGAGGCCGACCTTCTTGCGCCGATGTTCTCTTCTGGCTACACGGTTGACGGGCTTGACAACCTCTCGGCCACGGTAGACGGGCTGAGCATCCAGCTAGACAGCCGGTTCTTCAAAGGCGGGCAGTATTTCTTCGGTGGCGCATACGGCAACAAGATTTACGCTTTTACGGGCGCGCCGCTGACGGCGACTATCGAGACGTCAGAGGTGCCGGTGTCTATGGGCAAGAACTCCATCGTCACACGCATTTACCCGTATTACGAGGACGGGACTGTCACGATGGCTGTCGGCACCAGAAACACCCAAGCGAGCCAGCCCGTATTCACCAGCGCCGCCTCACCCAATGACGCGGGCTTCATACCGTTTCGCTCGCAGGGGCGCTACCACAGGGCGCGGATGACGCTGTCCGGCGGATGGTCTAAGGCGTTGGGCATTGATATCGAGGCGCGGGAGATCGGGCGGAGATGACAACCGAACAGCGCACAACCAACTTTCGCAGGCTGAACCCCGTCACCGCCACCACGCGCGAGATCGCCGAGGTGCTTAACCGCACGATTGACGGCGGATTGAACAGTGTCGGGTATGTGACGTTTCCGGCGAACACAACACAGACAACTGTGAGTGAGCCGAGATATTCGGTGTCGAGCTTGGTGTTTTTTACGGGCGTGGACCACGACCCTTGGCACCACAACCCATATATCGACAGCTCAAGCACCGATGGGACTATGGTAATTAATCACGACAATCAGGGGCATGATGCAGACTTTGCCTACCTTATTATCGGCTGACAACAGGGCCGCGCATGAATGGGATCGCTGTAAGCGTTGGATTTCTGACGCGCTTGAGTACGCTGGCGGCTCGCACACTATGGATGATGTGGCTGAGGCAGTCTGGTCTGGGAAAGCACAATTCTTTCCTTTGGAAAAGTCTGCTATAATCACAGAAATCGTTGACTACCCGCAAAAGGCTATGTGCCGCATCTGGTTAGCGGGCGGTGATCTGGATGAATTGATGGATGCGGAAATATCTATTGCTCATTGGGCAAAAATACACGGATGTGACGGTATGGAGATCGTGGGCCGTAAGGGCTGGTCTCGACAACTCAAAGACTACCGCGAGAGCGCGGTTGTACTGACAAGGAACTTTAGCGATGAGTAAAGGCGGCGGAACAACACGGCAGGTGACGCAGACCCTGACGGACCCAACCACGGCACCGTTCAAGGAGTTTGGCCTATCTGAGGCGAAGAAGCTGTATGAGGCTGGGCCGATGCAATACTACCCCGGCCAAACCGTTGTCGGGTTCTCGCCTGAATCGCAGATGGCTCTGGCGGGCTTGCGCCAGCAGGCGATCCAAGGCTCACCATTTATCGGCGCCGTTCAGGACGTTGTGATGCAGAACCTGATGGGGACCAACCCGCTACAGTCTGCCGCGTTCCGCCCCGCCATTCAGGCGGTAGAGGCGCAGGCGGCTAAGGCGGGGCGCTACGGCTCCGGCTACCAGCAGGCGGCTGTCGCTGAGGCGCTGGCGCCTATGGCGTATCAGGCGCAACAAGAGGCCATCAGGCAGGCGCCTATGGCCCGCCAGTTTGGGTTCGCTGATCTTGAGACGTTGGCAGGCGTTGGTGCCGCCAGAGAGGCTCAGCAACAGGCGGAGCTTGCGGCTGACATTGAGCGCTTCCAGTTTGAACAGCAGGCACCGCAGTCCGCGTTGGCGAACTATCTTGCGTCCGTGCAGGGCGGTCAGCTTGGCCAGCAACAGATCACGCCGTACTATCGGCAACCAGCTCTGTCGGCGCTTAGCGGCGCTATGGGCGGCGCTGGCATTGCGAAGGCTCTGGGGTCCGATAACTACATGTACGCCCTCGGTGGCGGCTTGCTTGGCTTGCTTGGCGCATAGGAGAGGTTGATGGCTAGAAGACCTGTACAATTAGCGTTTGGGCAACCTTACTTGGCGCCCGGTGGCGATGTCCAAATGATGCGCCGCACGCCCTACTCAAGCATAACCGCCGGTGGCGTAACTCGCACCACGCCAGCCGGAACCGCTGTTGAGAGCGTTGGTGCCACGCCAACATTCGATCAAATGATGGCGCTTAGAGCGGCGCGTCAGTCAATACGCCCATCAGTAGTCGCGGGCGGCCCTCAGCTTCCACCACCGCCTCAAACGCGACAAGGCTTGTCTTTCACGCCACAAAGTCGCGGCATGTTAGCCGGTGCGCTTGCGGGCTTGCAGTACGCAGGGCCACAAGCTCAGCCAACCTCATTCGCTCAGGGTCTGGGCGTTATGGGTCAGGCGGCAATGGAGGCTTTTACCAAGGCAGAAGAGGCAAAGCGCGCCCGCGAGCTTGAGGACCGTACCTACGCTCTAAAACTGGCGGAGCTTGGCGCGCCAAACTTGACAACTTTGGAGAAAAACTTGAGGGCCGCTGGCTTCAAGCCGAACACGCCTGAGTATCAAGAGGCTGTCCGAGCGTACCTCGCAAAGTCGACCGCACCGTCAGTGACTGTCGATATGGGGGCGGGAAGCTCAGAGTTTAGGAAAGAGGCCACGAAGTATGCCTTTGACCGGCGCCGCAATGAAGATAAAAATATTGCGGCTATGGGCGTCCTCGAAAACGAACTGGACATTATCCAGAACCTGATTAAGGGCGGCGCAGAGACCGGGCGGATTGCCAACGCGCTTATTCCTGTCCAGCAGATTTTGGCTGAGGCTGGACTTGTTGGTGAAGATGAGATGGGCGAACTAAGCGAAAAAGAGCTTCTGCAAAGATCAATCGCTAGAATTATTCCGAACATGCGAGTCGCCGGATCAGGCTCAACCTCCGATTATGAAATGAGAATGTTTGCTATGGCCGCGCCGACCTTTGCGAGAACGTCTGAGGGCAACAGAAAAATCGCCGCTGGCATGCTTCAAGGTATTCGTTACGTTAAGGAGCGGCGCGCTTTGATGGATGAATTTATGAACGACAAAAACCTTGGAGACGGCACTCTGGAGGGCTTTGACAAGTGGGCAGACGGGAAGCAGGGCAAGGTATTCCAGTCCTTTAACGCTGACGACCCGGATGCTTTGGATGCTTACAAAAAGGCTTATCAAAACGGCCGGATCAAGGTTGGTGACTTGATCTTTAACGGCAGGACATACGTCTTCGTCACCGAAGAGAGCGTGGAGGGCTTCTAATGGGCTTCATCCCAACAGCAGACGCAGAGGTTTCGAGCCGCACTCAAGCTCGCACCACAGCGGATATTTTTAGAGACATAGGAAGGGCGGCGGCTCAGGGCGCAACACTTGGCTTCTCTGATGAGTTATATGGCCTCTATTCTGAGCTTATGACCAACAAAGACTACGACACCGCTGTCGCAGAAATACGCAGTGGGCTTGATAAATTCAGAGAGACTGACCCACTTCTAGCTTATGGGTTTGAGATAGCGGGATCAATTCTTACTGGTGGCGCGGGAGCTGGCCGCGCGGTTGGGACTGCTGTCGGGCGAGAGGCTGTTAAGCGCGCCGGAATAGCTGGCGGCGGTGAGGCCGCAATCTATGGCGCTGGCACTGGCGAAACCCCAATGGGGCGCGTGACAGGCGCCGCCACGTCTGCGCCATTAGGCGTGGCGACAGGTGCGGCTGGTCAAGCGATTTTGCCCCGCGTAACCGATGCGGCCACCAGTTTAATGGCTCGCAGAACGGCGGAAAGCGCGCCAAAGCCTTTTGCCGGCTACCCCTTAACACCGGGTCAACGCCTTGGCGCTGGCGTTCAAAGATTTGAGGAGCGGCTGACATCACTGCCGTTTACAGGAGAGCTTGTTAAGTCATCTCTGGAAAAGCCAATGCGAGTTTTCCGCCGAGACGCTGTTGAGCAAGCTCTTGGCCCAACTCTCGCGGCGAAATTACCGAAGGGACTTGAGGGCAACGAGCTTGTTGAGCGGGCGTCTCAAGTGGTCAAAAAGGCTTATGAAGATGTCGTTCCGCGTCTTTCGATTAAGGCTAGGCCGCTCGATGATAAAATCAGCAACATACTAAGCCAAGCGCAGTCAGACGGGGTTATTGACGCCGATGACTTAAAGTCTTTGCAAAAGATTTTGAACAGAGTTTATACGCGCCGCAAAAAAGACGGGCTGGTATCCAAACAAACGCTAAAAAATGTTGAAACTGATATGGGGCAAGCTGTCAGAACGCTCATGCGCGGCGGCGGCGCTGAGGCAAATCTTGGCTTTATCATGAAGGACATCCAGTCCGCGCTCCGCTCGGAGATAGCATCTCAAAACCCAGACGTGCCAGACCTTCAAGCGATTAACAAAGCGTTTTCTTCAATGCGGCCACTTGAGAAGGCAAAGGAGGCGGCTGTAGGCGCTGAGGGCAGGTTTACGCCGACACAAGCTCTGCGGCAAATGAAGGATCGTCCGGCTGAGGGCGCTGTTAAGGCTCTTGCCCGTCAAGCACAGCCAGTTATCACCCCAACCACAGGAACGAGCGGAACCATTGAGCGCGGGCTTGTGGCTGAATTTGTAAGAAACCCTTTTGGTTCTTTGGCTGGATTAAGCACATACGCCCCTCTTGCGCTTATGTATGGAACCGGCCCATTGGGGCGAAAGGCAGGCGTTGGAGCTTATAAAGCGCCCGGTCTGTTGGTGCGGGGCGCCGCTCCAGCGGTGGGCGCGTCAAGCCAAGAGCAAGTCGCTGGTCTGCTGGACGCTTACTACCCCTAGTCGCGACCATATGTTAAAATCAGCGCCAAGCAGAGGAGCGCTTCATGAGTAAAGACAAGCTCACCGATTACGACCCCGTAGCCGCCAACAACACGGATTGCGGCGGGATCAACCTGTCCGAAGGGGTGATGGTGCCTAGTGACCTGAACAACTTCGCGCGGGAGATCATGAGCCACCTCGCGGACTTCGCGGATGGCACCACCGGCGTTGACGTTTTAACGCTACAGGACGATGACGCCAGCGCGTCTATCAAGCTACAGGCGCCGTCAGAGGTCACGACCACCACGACATTCACCCTGCCGGATGGGGACGGCACCAACGGCCAAGTCCTGAACACTGACGGCTCCGGCCAGCTTGGCTGGTCCAGCGCGTTCTCTTCGGGCATGCTTGTGCCATACGCAGGCGGCTCAGCGCCGTCAGGGTGGCTCCTGTGTTACGGTCAGGCGATTAGCCGCACGACCTACGCGGCGCTGTTCTCTGCCATCGGCACCGTATATGGCTCAGGAGACGGATCGACCACGTTCAACGTGCCGGACTTGCGCGGGCGTGTTATCGCCGGTCAGGACGATATGGGCGGCACGTCTGCTGACCGCCTCACTTCGGCTGGCGCAAACGTCACCGCAAATGTAAACGGCGCGATAAGCTCCAGCACATCCCTCACGCTTGATGGCAACAGCGGCACGATTGAGGTCGGGATGGTTGTCACGGGTAGCGGCATATCCGGCACCGTCACGGTTGTGGCGGTTGCGAGCCAAACGAGCATCACGCTGTCCAGCGCACAGACACTGGCTGATGACGCGGCGCTGACCTTCGGCATGAACGGTGACGTCCTCGGTGCGGCTGGCGGCTCTGAGACGCACACACTGACCGAGGCTGAACTTGCGGCTCACAGCCACTCACTTGGCACCAATGGTCGGGTTCAGGTCGGCAACGACAACGGTGAGGCTTATTCCGGCAAGTGGGTCAGCGGCTCTGGAAGCACAATCACATATTCCACCCAAGAGACTGGCTCTGACACGGCCCACAACAACGTCCAGCCGACCATCGTGCTGAACTACATCATCAAGACTTAGAGAGGCTAAGCGATGTCCAAGGATAAACTCACCGATTATAGCGCCACCAATTCGCTGAACACGGACGTTGGCGGCGTTAACATTGACGAGGGCATGCTCCCCTCAGACGTGAACAACGCCCTGCGCGAGGTGATGACGCACCTGAAGGACTTCGCGGAAGGCACGCAGGCGGTGAACAACATCAAGTTTGCGGGTGCAACCACCACAGGCGACATCAATTTCGGTGACAACGACAAGGCCGTGTTTGGTGCTGGCAGCGATTTTGAGATTGTTCACACTGGCACTAATACCAACTTGAGAGAAAACGGAACTGGTAATCTAAATGTCTGGGGTGATGACATTTATTTTTACAATTCTGCCGGAACCGAAACCAAAGCTTCTTATCTGTCAAATGGTGCAGTAACGCTTTACTACGATAACGCACAAAAACTCGCCACCACCGCCACTGGCGCGGACATCACCGGAACGCTGACTGCGGATGGGCTGACTGTTGATGGTGATGCCACTATTTCAGGTTCTGCTCCAAGATTCTTTATAAAAGAAACTGATAGTGCTGACGGCAATATACGTTTTAGTCTTGGCGGCGGTGAATTTTACATAGCTAGCGTAGATGATGATTTAAATTATGTGGGTTACTTAGCTAGATTTTCACCTAACAATGATGTGGCGCTGTATGCGGATGATGGCACCACGCAAGGTTTCTTCTGGGATGCCTCGACACAGCGGCTTGGGCTGGGGACTACGGGGCCAGCTAACAACTTGCATATTTATGCGACAAGTTACCCTGCAATTCGTTTAGATGACGGAACAGCTTATTCCAGCATTTATAGTGACAGCACTGACGGCTCTTTGGTCTACTCTGCTGATGATGGGAACGCTAGAGCAAATTCAAAGCAGCTATTTTATGTTGATGGCTCAGAAAAGATGCGCATCACATCGGCTGGCAATGTGGGCATCGGTGCTGCGAGTCCTGACAGTAGACTTTACGTGTCAGGTTCAACTGGAACTACAGGGTTTGCTAAATTTACTGATGATGTAACAGCTTCATTACT